CCTAAGGGAGAATAAAAATGGCAGTAGTCATTAACGGAAGCGGAACATTTAGTGGTATCTCAAGCGGAGGCATCGATGATGCTAACTGTATTGATCCATTATCATTGCCGTCAAGTAGCATAATTCAAACTCAGTCTACTAACTATACCACGCAGGCAACTGCGACAACTGGTTGGGTTAATGCTGCGTATTCGACCACCTTTACTCCTAAGTCTAGTAGCAGTAAGGTTCTAATTATGGTTTCTGGTGCGTTTGGTCACACCACGGATACCTATGGCGGAACTAAACTTGTTCGTTACAATGGTTCAACTTATACTGAGATTGGAACCAATCCAACTAACTCTGGTGGTTCGAACGATAGTAACTATTTCCTTCCTATTAACCGTCGTGACGGTGACGCACCTTGGGAAGCATATAACTGTTCTGGTTTCTATGTAGATTCTCCAGCGCAGACTAATGGATTAGTTTATTACTGGCAGTTCCGTGTACATTACGGCAGTACTATCTCAATCAATAGACCGACTAATACTTACAACTATCCTTATCATTGGAACTCAACTTCACATATTACATTAATGGAGATCGCAGGATGATTAATCATAAGGCAGTTTATGCACTTTATTCGAATGTTACATCTGTTGTAGATAATACAGCATTCGACATTAATGGCGATCCTGTTGAAATTGACGTTGCTGCAGTAGAAGCATGGGTTGATCCAGAAGAATATAAGATGCTTCGTTACAGAGAATATCCAAGCATCGGTGATCAGTTAGACGATTTGTTTAAACAGGGTGCGTTTTCAGACGAAATGTCTGCTAAGATTCAAGCAGTAAAAGACGCATACCCAAAAGGGGATGAGTAATGAGTACATTAAAAGTTAATGCTATTAGAGGAAACTCAGCAAGTTCTGATGCCTTTGCTTTTAACAATAACGGTGACACCATACTATTAGGTGCGATGCGTGGTGGTTCTAGTTCTTCTACAAAAAATGGTATAGAGATTGATTCAAATGGTTTTGTAAAGTTTGCTAATAATCCATCTTTTTATTGTCTGAACAGTGGTACTGGTTCGATTCAAGGAGACAGTATTACTACATCTCCACTTCAGTTTGTAAACGTTGCACGTGATGTTGGCGGCAATATAAGTAATAACGGTTCAAGATTTACTGCACCTGTTGCTGGTTTATATTGTTTCTCTGGAAATCCTGGTTATAAGCAATCTGGAACTGACTTCTATTGTCGTATTCAGGTAAATGGCGTAGATAAAACTGACGTAGTGCGTTATGTAAATTTTAGTGGAAGTCACAGTGGATTTACATTTTGTTTTACGGTTCCTTTAGGTGCTGGCGATTATGTACAATTAACATTAGACGGTGGTGCATATCACAGAAATAACAGTTCCGTGCCTAACTGGTGGGCAGGTTACTTAGTTACTAGAGATTAATTTAATATAAGGAAGAATGAAAGTGAAAATTGAAATTGAACTTAGCGATACCGATTATAAAGTTCTTGAAAACGTAGCATACTCTCCGCAAGAGTGGGTTGAAAACTTTGTAAACAATAGAATCTTACATGGTAAGAAACAAATTTTAGAACAATTATATGCTCACTGTAATAGAAAGGGTATCGCTGCTGCTATTGGAGAGGATGCTCAAATACAACAAGCATATGATCTTGGTGTAGTAAAAACAGGTGCACAACAACAAGCAGAATCGGATGCGGAAAAAGCAGCACGTGAATCGGAATCAGAATTATAAGCATAAATGAAACTCTTTTTGTTATGTTTTGTGATGTTACTTACAGGATGCGGTACTCTAGCACCTATAACCACTGCCTTTGAGTTCTCAAAGGCAGCATCATCTCAAGCAGAAGTAAATAAAACTCCAGACACTATCGAAACTGTCGTCACTAAAAAAGACGGTAAGATAGTGGTGGAGTCGTCTTCTCCTGAGCATTCTAAAATTGTCAATGGCGTATCTGTTATTGATAATTCTACTTCGTTAGAACCCAAACTAGACATTCAAAAAGGTTTATCTACTCCCCCAACATGGTTATACATACTGGCATTGCTGTCAGGAGTCTTCTTTTTTATAAATATGGTCAGGAACTTTGTCCATAATAAAAAAATGAAGAGGAGTGACGAAGATGATTCCAATGGAACTGATTACGATGGGTGGCGGTGCTCTGATGGGCGGACTGTTCAAGTTTATGGACAACGCTCAAAAGAACAAGCAGAAGCAGATGGAAATGATGATGGCGGATCGTCAGCAGAAAGCGGACATCGCCAATCAGGAGAGAGAATCCGCATCGAAATCGGCAGACGCAGCAGCAAATAGAGTAGGCAACGATCCATTTGCTAAAATGACTCGTCGTATCTTCGTTCTCTCAATGGTCGCATTGGGTGCTTGGGCAATGATCGGCGGTTTGACTGGACTTGATATTGTTGTTCCTGTAACCACTGAAGTTGGTGGTTCTTATCTGTTCGGTATCATCGACACTCAAAAGACTGTAACTGAGTATTTGCGTTTTGAAAATGCTCTTGTACACTTTGAATGGTTGAAAACCTCAATCCTTGCGGCAGGTGCATTTTATCTCGGCAAGAGTTAAATAAGCATTTCCCAACCGTTATAAATAGTCCCAGTAGATAAATAATCACTGGGACTTTTTTATGGCAACTCCTACAACTCGTACTGAATTCAAAAAGTATTGCCTGAGAGAATTGGGTTATCCTGTTCTCGAAATCAACGTGGACGATGATCAGGTTGAAGATCGTATTGATGACGCACTTGAATACTATCGTGACTTCCACTACGATGGCACTGAACACGACTTCTATAAAGTACAGGTATCAGCATCAGATATTACAAACGGTTACATCACTTTGCCAGAAACGATCGTTGGCGTTGTTGGTGTTATGCCTATCGGTGCAGGTCTGAATACGAACAATCTATTCAACCTTCGATATCAAATTACTCTAAACGAAATCTATGACTGGGCACATAGCACTTTTGCTAATTACACCATGTCTATGGAGCGTATCGCTTTGATGCAGGAACTCTTTGTTGGTAAACAGTTAGTTCGCTATAATAGACACACCGACCGCTTATACATTGATATGGACTGGGAGAACAAGGTTTCTGCTGGTGAGTATATTATCGTAGAATGTTATAAGACGGTTGATCCAACATCCTATGCTGATGTGTGGGGTGATCGTTGGTTGCGCAAATATGCTACTCAATTGATCAAGCGTCAATGGGGTACAAATATGAAGAAGTTTACTGGTATGCAACTTCCTGGTGGTGTACAGTTTAGCGGACAAGAAATCTATCAAGAGGCGGATGAGGAGATTAAGCGACTGGAAGAAGAAATGATCAATACATATAGTCTTCCAACTTATGATCTAATGGGTTAATTATGCCTTTAACAAACCTGTATTTTAATAACTATGCTCACACAATGGAGCAGCGTCTTATTGAAGACCTCATCATTGAGAGCATCAAAATTTATGGCATTGAAGTTTGCTATCTGCCACGTACAGTTGTGAACGAAGATTATCTATTTGGAGAGGACAATCTTTCCAAGTATGAGCATGCCTATGGTCTTGAAGCATACATTAAGAACGTTGATGGATTTGAGGGTGATGGTGATTTCCTATCCAAGTTTGGTTTAGAAATCCGTGATGAAATGACGCTGACAATCGCAATGCGTCGATTCTCCGAAGAAGTTCCGCTTGCTTACACCTCACCAAATGATGCGGGTGAACATACAGGTCGCCCAACCGAAGGGGATCTTGTTTATTTCCCTCTAACTGGTAAGTTGTACGAAGTTAAGTTTGTTGAACATGAAGCAATCTTCTATCAGATGGGCGCACTACAAACTTATGATCTTCGTCTTGAGTTGTTCCAATACTCTCACGAACGTATCGATACTGGCGTTGCTGCTATTGACGCAATTGAAACAACATACTCTGGTGTTATGGACTTCACTCAGGTATTGTTGGAAGATGGTACTGGTTTGTTGGCAGAAGATGGCGGTCGTATTGTTAGCGAGCAGTGGCGTCTTGAAGATACTGATAAGGCAGCGAACAACGAATACTTTACAACCCAGACAACGAATGTCAATCTCAACTTTGTAGATTGGTCAGAGTCTAATCCATTTGGTGATCTGTAATGGTTCCATATTTTTATAACGGCACGATCCGTAGATACATTATCCTGTTTGGACGCATGTTCAATGATATTGACGTTGTGCGCACAAATGGTACAACAACGCAAACAATTCGTTGTCCTATTGCCTATGGTCCTAGAGAGAAGTGGTTATCACGTTTGAATCAGGATCCTGGTTTGAATAAAGACCTTGCGGTTACATTGCCACGTTTGTCGTTTGAACTGACTGGTATGGAACTTGATCAAACACGCACATTAAATAAGATGCATAAAATGACTGCGTATAACGATAATGTTAAGAAATTGACAAGTCAATATACTCCAGTGCCTTATACTTTTAATATGTCGTTGTATGGTATGTTCGATAACAACGAAGATGCGGTGCAAGTTGTAGAACAAATTACACCGTTCTTTAGACCTGAGTGGACAGCAAGCATTAAGTTGATTGACGAACTTGATGAATACTTTGACGTTCCAACAATCTTAAACGATATGAGTATCGAAGACTCTTATGAGGCAGACTTCCAAACTCGTAGAGCAATCCTATATACTTGGAACTTCACTGTTAAGGGATACTTGTGGGGACCAGTTCGTAATCGTGGTGTAATTAAACGCACCATTATTGATATTGCGAACAATCGTACACAAGATCCTATCGGTACTGAAGTTGGACCAGACAAGAAGATTATTCTTACTCCTGGACAATATGCTAACGGTTCGCCAACTGCTAACTCAAGTGCGTCCGTTGACTACACTACAATTTCCGCTAACTCCACTTGGGGCTATGCATTTGATTCATATGATTACTTTGATGGTAAGAATAGGCATGATCACTAATGAAAAATTTACACGAGAATATGAATGAGATCCTCGGCATTGAAGGGGATCTGATTACTACTGAACAAAATAAACCACCTGTCATAATTCCTAAGTCTAAGGATCAAAGCAAGGATATTCAAACTGACTATGAATATGCTCGTAGCAATTTGTATGCGGTAATTGAACAAGGTTCTGATGCACTCAACTCTCTACTTGAACTCGCAAAGGCAAGTGAACATCCTCGTGCCTTTGAGGTGGTTTCGCAACTCACAAAGACGTTAGTTGACGCAAACAAAGACCTACTTGATATTCAGAAAAAAGTCAAGGAACTGAAGAAAGAAGATCAACAAAAAGAAGATGAGGGTGGCGGTACAGTGAACAACAATCTATTTGTTGGATCAACGACCGAATTATTGAAGATGATGAAAAATGGATCCGATTGAAAGAGGTTATCTCGGTAACATAAATCTCAAACGCAAAGGTGTTGCGGTTGAATGGGATGAAGATAGAGTAAAAGAATTCGTCAAGTGTGCGAATGATCCAATCTATTTTGCTGAGAAGTATATTCAAATCGTTCATGTTGACCATGGACTTATACCGATTGAACTCTATGAATACCAAAAAGAAATCATCGAAAAGATCACTACGAATCGGCGTGTTACTGTGGTTACATCACGTCAGGCAGGTAAAACGACAACTGCGGTGGCAGTTATTCTCCATTATGTGTTGTTTAACGACCACAAAACCGTGGCATTGCTTGCGAACAAAGGCGATGCTGCGAGAGAAATTTTAGATCGTATCAAGGTGGCATATGAAGCATTACCTAAATGGATTCAGCAAGGTGTTATTGAATGGAACAAAGGTTCTGTCGAATTTGAGAACGGATGTAAAATTATCGCTGCGGCAACATCCTCTAGTGGTATCCGTGGTAAGTCCGTTTCTTTTCTATACATTGATGAGGCAGCATTCGTAGAAGGATGGGATGAGTTCTTCGCATCCGTATTCCCTACAATCTCCTCAGGTAAAACAACCAAGATTCTATTCACGAGTACACCAAATGGACTTAACCATTTTTACAAAACTTGTGAGGGTGCTAAAGAAAAGACCAACGGATACCAATACGTTGAAGTCAAGTGGCACGAAGTCCCAGGACGTGATGATGCGTGGAAACATGATACACTTGCATCCATGGACTTTGATATGCAAAAGTTTGCTCAGGAATTCGAGTGTGAGTTCCTCGGATCGTCAGGAACACTGATTGATGGTAGCAAACTAAAAGCATTGGTTCACCGTCAACCACTGATTGAAAAGAACGGACTATCAATTTACGAAGACCCAATCCCAGGAAATACTTACTTTGCTGTCGTTGACGTTTCACGAGGCAAGGGTTTAGACTATTCGGCATTTCATATCATTGATGCAACAAAAATGCCATATAGACAGGTTTGCGTGTTCCGAGACAACATGATTGTGCCTGTAGAATATACAGAAATTATACATAGATTATGTAAGAAATATAATGATGCTCAGGTACTAACTGAGATTAATGACATCGGTGAACAGATCCCAGATCTATTGATTTATGATTATGAGTATGAGAATATTCTCTACACTGAATCTGCTGGTAGAGCAGGCAAGAGAATTTCAATGGGTTTTGGCGGAAAGCAAACCGATAAGGGAATCCGA